GAAGCATACTGTCTATAGTGACCTTCGGGTCAAAGTCAGTAGCCTTCACAGTCAGACCAATGACGTTGCCTATGTGACCCTCTGGGTCTAGAAAACGCAGGTCTGAATCATCCCCGTTGTATACAGGGAAGCCTTCGTATGTATCAGGGAACGCATCAGTGTTCTTGGTAGCAAATACCACAGCAACATTACCGCCACGCAGCAGTACGTCCCTGCACCGCTCCCAGTTGTTCTCTGTGCGGCTGAATGTCAGGTGATAGTTTGCTGGCATTTCACCATTCAGGAACTGACACATACGCTTGTATGATTTGGTGTAGTCATAGAACTGAACTTCGGGAAAAGTACCCATCAGGTTAATACCTGCCTTGGCCTTCTCGAATGTAATGTCAGTAGTACCGTTAGGTCTAACACAAGGGGTGAGGTTCTCACGCTTGGCCTTGCGGACAAGTGCATCAATCTCTTTGCACATCATACCCATAAATGCAGGACGATGCTGAAAGAACATCAGCGTTTTGTTGATGCGGCTCTCTTTGATTGTGGCGAACTGTCTGGCTCTACCAGAGCTGAACAGGCATTCGTTTCTGCATCCATCTGATGCATCAGGACAGGTATTGTAGCCAGATTCCCAGGCAGGTGCACCGTAATGCACACCAGAGAGATAGCCATACTTTTTACCCTTGATTGTCTTAGCATCACCGTTAACTGAAAGTAGCCTAGTAGGCCATCCTGTCATCTGTGGTAATTCACTACGCATTGTATTACGTTGCATGTTCATTGGCTTGTCTCCATAAGGTCATCTACGTCTAAACCATCAGCCATGTAAGAATAGTCTATGTTAGGTGCATGAAATATCTTAACAGTACCATCCTCATTACGCAGATAATCATCCGCTTCATCATCATATACCCAATATGTCATATCCCATACACCTATGTCGTATGTTTTATCTGGGTCAAAATTAGCCATTATCAGTCTCCTCGTACACACAATCCTCATGGATTTCAAAATCACCACCAACTGTAACCCATTTAACACCCTCTGCTTGTGCTTTGGCGATTGCATCTTCTGCATCCTTCGCCTCGATAAAAGCATCTACGTAAGTGTATCGGGTTGCCATTACCTGATATTTAACCATTATCAATCTCCTTCGTGACTAGGAACTGTTCCCAGTCTGTTTGACCAGTCGGGACAGAAGTATCCCCTTCGTATCCCCAAAGGGGGGATACTTCAGGGAATACGGCGTACGTGTGTAGTACGTCCGGCTCTCATGTGATCCATCATCGAGTAAATCACCGAAGGTGAAACTGGATTGTCATGTCGTGCATCCAGTGTCTCAATAATACCCTTGGCATATTCTTTATCTGACAAAGCCCCCTCTTCCGCATAGCGCAGCATTGCACCTTGCAGTTCTACCTCTACGATGAGGGCATTGATGTTATAATCCGTACAGACCACGTTCATGATGCGGTCTACAGTCAGGTCAATGTTATTATTCATCTTCTATCACCTCATATCTCATGATACTACTATCCTCTGTGTTGTATAACTTGTCAAATGTATATTTCCACCAGAACGAAATTGTCTGTCTCGCTCCAGCCGCTTGATGATGCGCTGCATCCGCCGTGTGTAAGTTCGCGGCTTGCTGAACCTACGCCGACTAGGAACTGTTCCCAGTCTGGTTGTATTGTCATAGGCCATGCGTAAGTCTCCGTAAACATTCCAGTGCCTCTTCTATAGAAGAGAAGTCATAAGACGTTGACCTTTCCCCAGGTACGCCATCACTCACCTGCCATTCTGTGCTACCATCCGCAAGTGTAGCCCGTATCAGTATCCACATCATGGTTCAATCCCCTCATCTTCACAAAAATTCTGATACAGGTCTGCCCAGACTTGGTTTAATGCTTCTTCAAACTGGTTAGACCGCGCATCTACATAGGCCGCAAACATTTTCGCTCTGCCCCGATCCATCGCGGGGTTTGTGCGTTGACGACACACTTCCACAAATTCATCCATAGCTATTTTTCCCGAACAAATATTATCTTCACAACATCCTCATTCACGAACATGTCGCGCACCTGATCCATGCTGTAAGCACGAACCCTAATCATTCTGCAACGATTAATCTTAACCAGAAAAGTATCCATTACAGCATCCCCCTTGTATCCATCCAGTGCAGAGCAAAGCCCATTGCAATGAAGCCTATGACAATGCCTAAAGCACCGCCCATCTTGTCACCAGTTACCGTAAGCACCAATGCCCAGCCAATGCATAGCAGACCTATGCAGAACACGACAAGTGCCAATACAAAACAACAAACATCCATTAATAAGTTCATAACTTATTCCTTTCTTCCAGTGCATTTGTAATCACATCAATCTTGACCTTTAGGTCAAAAAAAAGGGCCAGTAGCATAAGCTACTGACCCAGTCGGGAGGAAAATATGTAACAGCTTCTTATGAAGCTGCTTTGGCTTTGTTCATGGCTTTAGCCATCACTGTGACGTTACCCATATCCACTGTCGAAGCTGGGGTGAAATCCAAATCAAAAGCTGACAACAGCTTTTGCAGAACGTCTGACTTATCTTCATCTGACAAATCATAATTTGTCATCATACCGTTGATTGTATCAACGAGCTGTTCAGCAATAGCTGAAGTAGAAGGCTTGCTGTCAGACTTTACAGTCTGCTCAACGACTGGCTTGTCAGTCTTACCAGACTGCTCTTCAGCCTTAACAGGCTGTGACTGGGAAGCGTTACCAGTCTCAGACTTTGTCTGTTTGTCAGCCTTAACAGGCTGTTCAGCCTTCGGCTTGGCCTTGCGTTGCTGACCCTCTGCCTTCGGCAAGTCATTTTTGTAAGCAAAAGCATTGTATGCTTTGAGCATTCCAGTGCCGCCAATAGAGTCGGAAACACCAGCCTCAATGAAGGCTGTAACGTGCTTGGCTTGAGTTGCCAAGATTTGCAACTTAGACATTTCTGTTGGGGCATTCTTGCCCCACTTCTTCTTGGCATAGCCACCAAGTTCAGTCTTAGCGACAAAGTCGCTGAACTGCTTTGTATCAGGGAACTGAGCCTTCAGTTCCACAAGGAAAAGACCAAACTCAAGAAGCATCTTCTGATGCATCTTGACATTCGGCAGGGACTTCAGCTTTGCTGTGAAGTGATCCAGTGCCTCACCGAAGGTGTGGTCTTTCTTGCCGATTAAGCCATAAGGCTTAGCAAGAACATCGTTGATGTTGAAAGCGATTTTGGTTTTGGTTGATTTCGGCATAACTAACTCCTTCTAATTAAATTGCCCTTCACAAGTTCAGGGCAATTTTTAGAAGGTAGTAAGTGTTCCAGACCGGCCACCACCCTAATGGGGGGTAGTACTGCTAAAGCAGTAAGCCAGGGCATTAGAGACTAGGAACAGTTCCCAGTTGGCAGAACTACTTAGTTCTGGATTAGATGCTCCATCCTGACAACACATCCCCTTTTCAGAAATTTTACATTTCTGGTTGGGTGTTGACATGTCAACTGATGTTTCATCAGTTAAAATCTGGACAGAACTGGCTGATTACTGCGGATTATGCCGATCGTGGTGAATGTCCGCAAGGAATTGTGTGTCACCATGCGGCATTTGCGCGGTAATCGTGCACACATTAGGGGCTGGGCTAGGGACAGTGGGGGTGTACCCGTACGTATATACACAGAAATACACAGATCAGTGATTTAAATTGGAAACCACTAGCAGTTCCAGCGATGCATATAGACTGCGTTACACATTAAATGATGGGGGGCAGTTATTACATACTAGGGCCGTTAAGAAGTTTACTAGGTATTGACAAGTATATTTGTAATGTGTATAACTAACATAATTAATGAAGCAGTTATTCAAATGTTAATAAACAGGTTTATGCCTTGTACATTTATAACTGTACAGTAATTATGTATCTCCTGAAATGACTGTTAATAAAATCACTCCGTATAAGGACGTGAGCTGGTACATTAAATGGACCGCCTCAGTTCTCATACTTATATCCATTGTAATAAGAGCAGCCGGTATATCTGTACTATTAGATATGTGCTTGGGCTTTGTAGGTATGAGCCTATGGGCTTACGTAGGATATTTGTGGCATGACCGTAGTCTTATTCTCCTTAATGCTGTTGCCTCTAGTGTCCTTGCTATTGGCATACTTAAATATATTACTATATAAATAACTATTGACTTATGACAAGTAATCGAGTATACCTATCTGTACTAGAAGACTTCTACAGAAAAGCCCACTATGGCGATACAAAGCTTAACTATCCACACTCTGATGTATTCTATGTACGAGCAAAGATAAAAGCTGACACTGATGTCGAGTACAGCCTGGAACATGTAGAAGCTGCAATGAAGGCAGAGGGCTGGAAAGAACCATAAAATGTTTACGACATGGGTAATGATGTGCGTACTAGGAGCATCTCCAGAGAAGTGTATTGAGTTTCAAGATCAGTACGGCCCGTACCGCACAGAAGAACAATGCTACGACAGAGCAGTCGAAGCCGCAGCTGCACTAGGCAGTTTCCATTCAAAGACCACACCAAACGTACCAGTTGAATTTTCATATAAATGTGAGCTTCAAGAAACAAGTGTTTAAGTATGTCTGTTGAATATAGAGGTGAACGCTTCGCTGGTTATAACAAACCAAAGCGTACGCCTAATCATAAAACTAAATCGCATGCCGTGCTTGCCAAAGAAGGCGACAAAGTACGGCTTATTCGCTTTGGACAACAGGGCGTAAAGGGTGCTGGCAAAAACCCTACGTCAGCAAAAGATAAAGCTAGGAAGAAGAGTTATTACGCCAGGCACAATGCCCAGGGTAAGCCTACTTCAAAGCTCAGCGCAAAGTATTGGTCACACAAGGTCAAATGGTAGTGAGGAAGTAGTTATGCCAAAAGTTGGTGGTAAAGAATTTAGCTATGATGCAGATGGTGTTGTAAAGGCAAGAGCCGCTGCAATTCAGGTTGTTCAGAATCCTGATAAGCATAGCAAGAAAGAATTAGCGGAAGCTCAGTCTGTGATTGCTCAGTATGCAAAAGAGCAGGACATGAAGCGTGACAAAAATCATCCTGCTAATAAAGAGAAGAGAAAAAAACCTGCTACGCCTAAAGCACCCCCTTCCCGCCCAAAGATGATGTATGGCGGCATGGCTAACAAGAAGAAGCACAACTATGCCATTGGCGGTAGTGTTATTGACAATCTTACACCAGCTCAGAAAAACATGGTGAACAAGATGGCTGCGGCGAACAAGAAGTAATGGCTGCACGTAAAGCTCCATCAAAGCCTAAGAATACCAAGTCTAAGGGTCTAACCTCTAGGCAAGAAGCTACAATGAAAAAGCATTCAGTTCATCATACTGCAAAGCACATGAAGATGATGCGTGACCTTATGATGAAGGGAGAAACTTTTACCCAGGCACACAAGAAAGCGATGGCTAAAGTTGGCAAATAAGAAAAAGAAAAGTAAGTCACGGGTCAACGAAGCGGGTAACTACACAAAACCTACAATGCGTAAGCGTCTGTTTGAGAAGATTAAGGCAGGCTCAAAAGGCGGTAAGCCTGGTCAGTGGTCGGCGCGGAAAGCCCAGCTATTGGCTTCTGAATATAAGAAAGCTGGGGGCGGCTACAAGTCCTAAGACCTACACATTGAAGGAGAGAGAGGGATGCTTGCAGAGGTGGCAGCCGCCAATGCAGCCTTTGCTGTTATTAAGCGTTTCGTGCAGAACGGTCAGGAATTATCTAAAGCCGGTAAAGCTATAAGCGACTATGTTTCGGCAAAAGATTTACTGCAGAAAAAAGCTACAAAGAAAAAGTCTTCTCTAATATCGAAAGCTACAGGTAGGGCTTCAAACGACTTTGAAGAGTTCATGGCTGTAGAGGAGCTGAAGAAAAAAGAAGATCAGCTTCGAGAAATGATGCAGCTCTATGGAAGACCAGGTCTGTGGCAGGACTGGATTAAGTTTCAGGCAGAAGCACGGGTAAAGAGACAGAAAGCATTAGATGCTCAGATCAAAGCCCGAAAAGAACTGATTGAGAATATCATGCTCACCCTTTTGGTTCTGACAATTGTAGGTGGCGTAACAGCAATTTTTTACTGGGTTGCAGTAGTTAAATGGCTCTAAAGAAATCACAGAAAAGTCTTAAGGCTTGGACAAAGCAAAAGTGGAGAACCAAAAGCGGTAAGCCATCTACGCAAGGTTCAAAAGCAACTGGTGAGCGTTACTTGCCAGAGAAGGCCATCAAGTCTCTATCTGCCAAAGAGTATGCAGCCACAACCAAAGCAAAGCGAAAAGCTACAGCTAAGGGAAAGCAGCATTCAAAGCAGCCTAAGAACATAGCCAAGAAGACCAGAAGGTACAGGAAGAAAAGTGCTTAATCTATTTATTGGACCAGCTATGGAGCTGGCAAGTACATGGGTAAAGGGTCGCGTTGAGCAGAAGAAAGCTGAAGGCGAACTTAAAGTATCTACCGTCAGAGCAAAGGCCGCTCTTCAGGAGCGTGTAGCTGCCGGTGAGATTGAATGGGAAAAGTCTATGGCAGATGCTACGGACAATTCGTGGAAAGACGAGTTTGCCTTAGTAGCCCTGATGCTGCCAGCTATAGGAGCTTTCATCTGGCCTGAAGAAGTACAGGCTGGATTTGATGTGCTTCAGACACTGCCGGACTTCTACCAGTATTTATTATTCATTGCCATCTCAGCCTCATTTGGAATTAAGGGTGTAGGTCAGGCAGCAAAGATGCTGAAGAAATAATATGCCTAAGAACGTAGCAGCAAGGCTGAACGAAGGTTCAGAAGTAACCATACCCCTACGTAATCTTATCAGCATGATTGCGTTCACTGCTGTATCTGTCTGGGTGTACTTCGGTTTGACAGAACGCATTAGTTTCCTTGAGCACAACCTTGAGCTGACCATGCAAGAGGTAGAAGAAAATGACGAGTGGATTGATAAGTTCGAGCCACCCAAAGCTGTGCAAGACACAATCAGAAGAGTTCATGATCTAGAGATTGAAATCACAAAGCTCAAGCAAGCTATCGGAATGATTAAATGAAGTACGACAGAGAGCAGCTAGTTGAAGTCCTTGTAGAACATGAAGGGTTTCGTGGTCAGGTCTACCAGGATTCCCTGGGCATAGACACGGTGGGCATAGGTAGAAACTTATTAGACCGTGGCCTAACAAAAGAAGAATTAAATTACTTAGACTTGCCAAATATAGAGGCCGTGTATGAACACGGAATTACGTATGCTGATGCTGTCTATCTGGCCTGCAATGACATTACCATTGTCGAGAACGAGCTATTATCACACCACCCCTGTGTGGACGAGCTATCGGCTCAGCGACAGATGTGCCTCATTGATATGGCTTTTAATATGGGTGTTCCTCGTCTTTTGAAATTCAAAAAGATGTGGGCCGCAATTTATGAGGGTGACTTTCCAACCGCATCAAAGGAGATGTTAGACAGTCGCTGGAGTGTGCAAGTAGGAAAACGCAGCATGAAGCTGGCGTTGTTAATGAGGGAAGGCGAATAATGAGTGTATTAGAAAAGTTAGGACTGAAAGAAGGTAAGTCTAAGAAAAAACCAGGGTATAAAAAATTACCACCAGGCACACATCGTGGCATGGGCAGACGCTATGAAGGTAAGAAAGAAGAACCTGGCTTTCTAGATACTGTTACAAAACAGTTTACTGAACGTGCGAATTTATTTTCTGGCACAAAAGAATACAACAAAGGTGGTCTGGTAACAGACTATCGTAAAACAGGCATGACCAAATCCACGGTTGATAACCTAAAGAAAAAGAAGAAGTAGTGCATAATGGCTAGACAGTTAACAGACAGGCAACAGACGTTCCTTGATGTTTTGTTTGAAGAAGCAGGCGGCGACATTCGGGCTGCTATGCGTCTAGCTGGCTATGCACAAGGTACGAAGACCAGTGAGATTACTGCCTCATTAAAAGAAGAGATACTAGAACGCACACAATCGTTCTTGGCTCGTAACGCACCCCGTGCCGCTATGGCAATGGTGGGCGTTGTTGATGACCCTACTGCACTTGGCAATCGGGATAGACTGGCAGCAGCCAATCAAATCTTAGATCGCACGGGTCTGGTGAAAACTGAGAAGGTCGCAGTGGAAGCGTCTGGTGGGATTATTCTCCTGCCACCGAAGAAACATGAAACGGACGAATAACTTAGGTGCATTCAAACTACCCCAGCCAACGGACATAAAAGACGATGATGGGGAGTACGTACCAATACCTCGTATCGCTAGAACAATACCATTCGGGTATGAGGTAAGTGTTGAAGACAGTGGTGTATTAGAGCCAGTCATACTAGAGCTTGCAGCTCTTGAGCTAGCCAGGGAATACGTCAAACAGTACTCATATCGTCAGGTGGCAGAGTGGCTTACAACAAAGACAGGCAGGTCAATATCACACACAGGACTTCGTAAAAGACTGTTGCATGAACGAGCTAGAAAAAACAAAGCGGCAACTCTCCGCAAGTGGGCCGAATATGCCCAGACGGCAATCGAAAAAGCGGAAGCCCTCGAAGAAAGAAGAACCGGCTCAAAAGCAGCCGGTGATACAGCCACCGCAGAAGTCAACTGAAGAAGATGTAGCTGTACCGCAGGTAGAGCAGAACGTCATCTTCTCCCCAAACGAAGGACCACAGACTGAGTTCCTTGCAGCGGGTGAGAGAGAAGTCTTGTACGGTGGTGCAGCAGGTGGCGGTAAGTCTTATGCCATGCTGGTAGACCCGCTGCGTTATATGACACATTCACAGTTCAGTGGACTGCTACTGCGTAAGACCACAGAAGAACTGAGAGAATTGATCTGGAAAAGCCAGGAACTGTATCCAAAGGTTTATCCAGGCATTAAATGGTCCGAACGGAAAATGCAGTGGACCGCGCCTTCTGGGGCGAGATTATGGCTGTCCTACCTAGATAGGGATGAGGACGTACTTCGCTACCAGGGTCTTAGCTTTAGCTGGATAGGCATGGACGAGCTGACACAATGGCATACGCCATTTGCATGGAATTACTTGCGAAGCCGTCTACGTTCTACTGCACCTGACCTGCCGGTCTATATGAGGGCAACAACCAACCCAGGTGGTGCTGGTCATGGTTGGGTCAAGAAGATGTTCATTGACCCTGCAAACTTTGGCACACCATTCGATGCAACAGACATCGATACTGGCGATACACTGCGTTACCCCGTTGGACACAGCAAAGCAGGTCAGGCTCTTTTCAAGAGGCGGTTTATACCAGCTAGACTGGCAGATAATCCGTACCTCTCTGATACAGGTGATTATGAAGCTAACCTTCTGTCATTACCTGAGCATCAAAGAAAGCAGTTACTAGAAGGTAGCTGGGATATATCAGAAGGCGCAGCCTTTACGGAATGGGATAGAAGCATACATGTTTGCGAACCTTATGAAATACCTAAGACGTGGACTAAGTTTAGAGCGTGTGACTACGGGTATGGCTCATTTACTGGGGTTGTTTGGTTAGCGGTAACTCCCTCAGAGCAACTCATAGTTTACAGAGAGTTGTACTGCTCTAAGGTAACAGCTACAGACCTAGCTGATATGATACTAGAAGCAGAAGCTAGAGATGGTGGTATGAG